TGTGACAACGACACCTAGACCTGTGGACGTAATCAGAAGGCTCATGACGACGAAGGACGGAACAGTTCACGCCACCCGCGGGTCCACCTACGAGAACCAGAAGAACCTTGCGTCAGCGTTCATTGACGAAATGCGCCGACGCTACGAAGGCACAACCCTAGGTAGACAGGAACTACACGCTGAGATTCTGGACGACCTGGAAGGCGCACTATGGCAACGCACCATGTTCGACCAGGGCAGAGTCCACCAGTACCCACAGTTGCGTCGTATCGTCGTCGCTGTAGACCCAGCAACGACAAGCAGATCGAACAGCAATGAGACAGGCATAGTTGTCGCAGGTATCGGCCCAGACGGTAAGGGCTATGTGTTGGACGACAAGACCATTCGTGGAACACCTGACGAATGGGGACGGGCCGCGGTCAGTGCGTACCACACCTATCAGGCTGACCGTATCGTCGCAGAAGCGAACCAGGGTGGCGACATGGTGCGTCACACACTCATGACCGTGGACAGGAACGCACCCGTGAAACTGGTTCACGCCAGCCGTGGCAAACGCACCAGAGCAGAACCAGTCGCGGCCCTGTACGAACAGGGCAAGGTCCATCATGTCGGCTACCTGTCAGCGTTGGAAGATCAGATGTGTAACTGGGTTCCTGATCTGTCAGACAGCCCCGACAGGTTGGACGCGTTGGTGTGGGCCTTGACAGACCTGATGATTGACGGGGCAAGACAAGCACCACCTGTCGTTCCAGTTAGCATTGAACAGCAATCCCCGTGGAAGGTCAGATGAGCGACAGACCGAAGACCTTGCTGACACAGAACAGCGAACTGAGGAAGGCAGGCGTGTACAACTGGACCCTGCCAGCGTTCGTCGTGACCCTGCCGAACGGGGAACGATTCAACTGCTGTCCGAACGCAGGCTCATGCGCTCGTGTCTGCTACGCCCGCTTCGGGACGTACAGGTTCAGCAACGTCGCCCAGAGACACCTACAGAACCTTCTGTACGTCCTAGAAGACCTGGAAGGCTGGGAAGCACAGATGACCGCAGAAGTCGATCACAGACGCTTCAGAGCCACAGGGAAGGCACACAGACTGTTCCACGACCCAACAGACCACTGGCTACACACCTGGATTCAGGCTGGCGGGAAAGCAGTCCGCATTCATGACGCAGGCGACTTCTTCAACCGTGACTACCTGGACGCATGGTGTCGTATCGCAGACCGAACCAGGCACGTCCTGTTCTACGCCTACACCAAGGAAGTCACTCTGATCAGGGAAGCCAGCCCACTGCCAAGGAACCTGCGTATCGTCTTCTCGTTCGGTGGCAGGGAAGATCACCTGTTGGACGACAGTGTGGACCGCTGTGCCGACGTGTTCCCAACCCTTGACGACTTGGAGAACGCAGGGTACTCAGATCAGGAAGCGAACGACCTGCTAGCAGTCACAATGCCCACCACCAGAATCGGTATCGTGGCGAACAACATTCCAACAGCGAACAAACGATTCAACGGCAAGACCATGCGCCGTATGCTCGTCAGAACCGAAGGGGAACCTGAATGATTGTCGAAGACCTGAAAGCACTCGCCACAGACATTGGGCGTTTGTCGAACCTGCCTGACAACCCTCGCAAGGGCAACGTGGACGCTGTAGCGAACAGCCTCGCCACGTTCGGACAACGGAAGCCAATCATCGCACGCAAGGTAGACGGGGTGGTGATCGCAGGGAACCACACGCTTCAAGCCGCGAGACAACTGGGCTGGACAGAGATTGCTGTGGTGTGGGTCGAAGACGACGACATTACCGCTAAGGCTTACGCACTGGCAGACAACAGAACCGCTGAACTCGGAACCTACGACGACCAGTTACTCGCTGACATGATTCTGGCAGTCAAGCACGAAGACGAACTGTTGCTGTCTATGTCAGGTTGGGACGACCAGGCTGTACAGGACTTGCTGTACATCATCGAAGCAGATGAGCAAGCACCAGAAGTCCCGACCAGCGACCCTGAACCTGGAAGCACACCACCACCATCGAAAGCCCCAGCACTGACTGTCGCAGGGGACGTATGGCTGTTAGGACCGCACAGGCTGATGTGTGGTGACAGTCGTGTACCGACAGACGTGGACCGTCTGCTGGCTGGAAGCAAGGTGAACTTGGCGTTTACTAGCCCACCGTACGCTGAACAGCGCGCCTATGACGCGTCGTCTGGGTTCAAGCCGATTCCACCTGACGAGTATGTGGAATGGTTCCAGATGGTCCAAGCGAACGTGAAGGCGAACCTGGCAGATGATGGTTCGTGGTTCGTGAACATCAAGCCAGCAAGCAGAGGACTGGACACAGAACTGTACGTTCTGGACATGGTGCTGACTCATGCTCGTCAATGGGGCTGGCATTTCGCAGGCGAGTATTGTTGGGAACGTCCTGGTGTGCCTGGGAAACCAGCACGACGATTCAAGAACCAGTACGAACCAGTGTTCCACTTCGCACTAGACGAATGGAAGTTCAGGCCAGAATCAGTAATGCGCCCAACAGATTTCGCGTTCGACTATGTACCAGAAGATTCCTTCAGCACTGGGGACCAGGGTTCAGGGTCTATGGGGCGCAATACCAAACGAGAACACGAAGGGCTGGCTTATCCAAGCAATCTTCTGCCCACATACCAAGGTTCGCACGAAGCGACTGGGCATAGCGCGTCGTTCCCTGTTGGACTTCCTGAGTTCTTCGTGAAGGCTTACACAGACGAGGGTGAGACTGTGTATGACCCGTTCATGGGTTCAGGTTCCACACTGCTTGCTAGTCACCAACAGAACCGCATAGCGTTCGGCATGGAAATCAGCCCAGCGTATTGCGACATAATCTGCCGACGCTGGCAACGACACACAGGAATCAAGCCGATCAGCGAAGCCACAGGCAACGAACACGACTTCGACCGTGACGAGTAAGCCAGCACCAACGCACTAACGCACGAAGGAACTACCATGACAGTTGCTATGGCTGACGAATGGGACAACACGCCTGTAACGAAGGCGAAGCCCTCGTCTACAGACTTCATGGAAGTCGGCTCATCGGGCCTACACCAGAACGGCGGTATCGTCGCTGAAGACTTCTTGCGCCAACTTCAAGGCAAGCAGAAGTACGCCAACTTCAGGGAAATGGCAGACAACGACCCTGTGGTCGGTGGCTACCTGAACGGCATTGAAATGATCGTGCGTTCAGTGGACTGGTCTGTTCGCCCCGCTGACGACAACGATGAGCGTGCGGTCGCTGAAGCAGAGTTCGTGTCCGGCTGTCTGAACGACATGAGTACAACGTGGGACGACACGCTGGCTTCCATTCTCACGTTCCTGGTGTACGGCTTCTCCTACCACGAGATTGTCTACAAGTACCGCAAGGGGTACACGAACGACCCGAAGACTCAATCGAAGTACAGCGACGGTCGTATCGGCTGGCGCAAACTGCCCATTCGTTCGCAGGACACCGTTCAGAAGTGGGAGTTCGACACGAACGGCGGTATCCAAGGAATGTGGCAGTTAGACCCGAACGCCCCAGAGAAGGGTCTGGTCTACCTACCGATTGACAAGTGCCTGCTGTTCCGCACGACCACGAAACTGAACAACCCTGAAGGTCGTTCCATTCTGCGTAACGCGTTCGTTCCCTGGTACTACAAGCGTCGTATTCAAGAGATTGAAGCGATTGGTATTGAACGTGACCTGGCAGGTATGCCCGTCGCCTACGTCCCACCGCAACTGCTGTCAAACAATGCGACCAGCGAAGAACGAGCCGCGTTGGACGCAATCAAGCAGATTGTCAGGAACATCAAGCGCGATGAGCAGGAAGGCATTGTCTTCCCGCTTGCCTACGACCCTGATACCAAACTGCCAGCGTATGACTTGAAACTGTTGTCCACTGGTGGTCGTCGTCAGTTCGACACGAACGAGATTGTGACGCGCTACGACCAGCGTATCGCTATGACCGTGCTGGCTGACTTCATGCTGTTGGGCCACGAAGGTGTTGGCACTCAGGCACTGTCAGTGTCGAAGATCGAACTGTTCCTAACCAGTCTGACTGCGTATCTGTCGCAGATCAGTGAAACCTTCAACCAGTACGCAATCCCAAGGCTTATGCGATTGAACGGTGTGAACGAAGAACTGTCCCCGTACCTGACGTACAGCCCACCGAAGAACATTGACCTGGACGGAATCGCCAAGTACATCACAGCGTTGGCGCAGGCTGGCGCACCGCTGTTCCCTGATCAAGACTTGGAGAACTACCTACGGGGTCTGGCTGGATTGCCTGAAGGTCAAGCAGAAGAAGTCTGACCGTGGCTATCCACGGCAAGCACCTGCTGAAGAACGGCACA